TTTCCCTGTGAAGTATTTGGGGTGCGATATCCCAAATCATAGTGCGGAACCGACATATTGGTTTTGTACGTCACTTCAACGATACTACCTTTGGGGGAAAGCGGTGTGATTACAATACCGCCATAATGATACGGGCTGGGATCAAATCGATAACTTGTTGGCGGAGTACCATCAACTAATACACTAATGATAGTGACCACCTGCGAGCTCACCCTATAATAACTTGCGGCTCCATCTGCCACAAACGTATCGGTGCATAACGCAAGGCCATCCGTGCCACGGGCATCGCCAAATGACAGGATATTATCTCCATCACTATCAAACAGATTGAATGAATGGTAATCCATCTGCATGTAAGCCGTCGATTCCTGCCCTATGGTGATCGTATCGTTGAAGGACGCGATCACGTTCCCGTCCGCGTCCACGATCTGGAACAGCTTCGCATTGACGCTCTCCCCGTCGATGGTGCCGCCCCTGAGGCGCGCCGCGGACATGAAGCCGGTCACGATCATGCTGGCGTTGATCTTCCCGTCCATGGTGATGGCGACGTCATCAAACGGCCCGTTATAGCCGTTGTGGGAGTGGCCCAGGCCGTTGAGGTTCCAGCGCCAGACATTGACGGCGGTGCTGATGTCGTCGGTGTCCATGATCAGCAGCTCGTTGGGATGCCCGTCGGCGTCGGTGTTGATCACCAGATGGCCGCCCAGGCCGCCCTTGATCATGTCCGTCGCGTAGTCTATGGCCATCTCGAGATATGCCTTGGTCGGCACGATCTTGAGCACGCCTTCGGTGACCTCCTGCCGGATCATCTGGTCAAAGGACGCCCGGGCGGTGCCCAGCTCCATGCTGTCGTAGCGATCCTGCAGCGCGTCCCACACCACGCGGATGATCTGCACGTTGTTGACCGCCACGCCGCCGGGACCATAGACCACGTTGACGCGGTCGCACAGGCGCAGGCGCTGCAGCGGCGCCACATCGGCATACTCCTCGGTCTGCCACAGCTGGGCGAAGCTGACGTGGATGTTGTCGGTGGGCAGCCAGGACTTGTTGTCGCGCATCCGCTTCAGGGCTCGGGCGCTGACCTGCGCCTCGGTGGGCTTTGTCTCCCACTCCTCGGACAGGTCCATGGCGATCACCTCGGCGTTGGATGCGTCATAACCCTCGGCATACACCGCGCCGGGCGTGACCATCTCTCCGCTTTCGGCGTCGACCCAGTAGGGCACGGCCCCGCTGTACGCCTCCCAATAGTTGATATCCCGGTTGTAGTCGGTCATGTTGACGCCGTATCGGATGGTGACGCCGGTGTCGCGCCCGCGGCTCTGCCACAGCTTGACTGTGAAGCGGTCCCACTCGTAATCGCCCTTGCCGAAGGCGTCCAGGATGCTGCCCGCCTGGCCGCCCAGGGTCTCCCGGAGCGGCTGGGGCACGGTGACGCTGAAGCTGCCGGTGCTCAACTTGTCCGTCCAAAACGTGAACGGGTTGGGGTTATAGGTCTGCGTCTCCATCTCCTGAAGTGCCTGGGCGCAGTTGGTGGCCGAGAATGGCTTGAGGATGATGCGGCTCAGGCGGTAGCTGATGTGGTGGGCGTAGAAGGTCACCACGCCGTCGATGGGCTGGGTGCGGGCGTAGATGTCGTAGGGCTGGGCGACGCCGCTCTCGTCGTGGGTGCAGAATATGATGCGCCCCTCCTGGATGTTTTCGTAGTTGTGCCCGGTCACCGGGTAGGTGAACTGCACCTCGAAGATGCCGTTGCGCTCCTCGGTGACCTGGCACATGCCGCAATCCGGCAGGCGGCCCAGGCCGTTGGACGTGAAGGCGGTCTCGCCGCGCTCGTACAGAATCGGAATCATACGATCCACCACCTCGGCGTGATGTAGATGTCTGTGAAGCCCGTGAAGAGCAGGTAGTTGAGGCCCGGCAGCAGCACCGGCGTGTCGGTGCCGGGCACGGTGACGTCGGCGTTGCGATCCGTGGGGCCGGTGTGGCACATCATCATCTCACAGTCGATGTCCACGTAGGTGTCGGCGTTGTTCGTGACGGTGAAATAGTTCATGGTGTTCAGTCGGAAGGTGCCGTTGCCGTAGAGCCTCAATATCGGGCGCGCGATGAATTGCGTGGGATTCCTGAGGACATAGGTGTCAGCCGCGCCCAGCTGCCGGGGCTTCTCCCCCGACTTCAGAAACCGCTGAGGCTTTACATTGAACACCAGGTCGAACTTCGCAGCGCGCAGGCGCTGGGTGACGTCCGGCTCGAAGGGCCCGACATACATCGCCTGGCGGTATTCGTCGGTGTGATAGCTGTCCTCCAGGCGGAAATAGGAGGTCCTGGACAGCAGGAAGTTCCGCAGGTTTTCGATGTTGCGCTCGAAGTCGCGGCAGATGAAGGCCGGATAGACCAGATCGTAATTCTGCAGCCGGTTCGCGGTGAGAATCATGTCACCGCTGCGGCCCGGGATCTGCAGGGTCTGCACCTCGCGGGCCGGGGCGGAAAAGGTGCCCGGCCCGCTGACGTACAGCCCGAAATCGGTGCTGTCCATCCCGTCGATGATCAGATAGTTACGCATAGGCCGCGCTCCTTTCCTGCATCTCGCGCACGAACACGCGCTTCACCGCCGCGGCGATTTGTTCGGCGGACTGGCCCGGCTGGGCGTTGATGGTGATGTTGACGGTCTGGTTGCCGCCCAGGCGCGCGGGCTGGTTGGTCATTGGCGTGACGATGGCCCTGCCGTTGACCACGCGCAGGTATTCCGGCTGGTGCTCGCCCACGATGGCCCGCTGGCCCTCCTGGAGGACGCCGCCGGTGGCCATCAGCTTGTCGATGCGGCCCCAGTCAACCTTCTGGAGGTTTGCACTCCAGTCCAGGCCCGGGAAGACGCGACCGATCACGGGCACGTCGATGGGCGCCAGATGGATGGCCACATGGTCGTTGATGCCGTCGATGACGCCGTTGATCGCGCTCTCGACCTTGTCGATCATCCAGTTCAGGCCGTCGATGATGGCGTTGATGGGCGTTTTCAGCAGGTTCCCGACGCCGGAGAATATCCTTCCGAAGCCGCTGACGATGTTGTTCCAGGCCGCCTCCCAGTTGCCGGAGAAGACGTTGTTGAGGAAGTCCACGATGCCGTTCATGACAGTCTTGATCGCGTCAATGGCGCCGTTGAACTTTTCGCCGAGCCAGTTGACCACCGGCTGGAAGTAGGTGTCCCAGCCCGCTTTGATGTCCTTGCCCAGGTTCTCAAACCATAGCTTCGCGTTGTCCACGGCGTTTTTGAAGCCGGTGGAGATGGCCTGCAGCTTCTCCTCCACGGTGGCCTTGGCGCTGTTGAACCATTCGGTGATCGCCTTTTTACGCTCCTCGAACCACGTCGTGATCGCGGTCTTGCGCTCCTCAAACCATGCCGTGAGCGCGGTCTTGCGCGCCTCGAACCACTCGGAGATCGCCGCGGCGGCGTTTGCCGCCCATGTCTTGATCTCCTCCCAGTGCGTGACGATGACCGCCACCACCGCGCCGATGGCGACGGCGATGCCGACGGGACCGGTCAGCAGCGAGATAACGGTGCCGATGCCTGTGATCAGTCGCCCGCCGATGGCCAGCACCGGGCCGATGGCCGCGACGATCGCGCCGATCTTCACGATGGTCTCCTGTTGTGCAGGACTCAGGGCGTTGAACTTGTCCACCAAACCCTGAATGAATGTGATGACCGTCTGGATGCTCGGGGCCAGCGCCTCGCCGATGGAAGTGACCAGGACGTCGAGGGAGCTCTTCAGCTGCTCGATGGATCCGCCGAACCCGCTCATCATGGCCTCGGCCATCTCAGTTGTGGTGCCGGCACAGCTCGCGAGAGAGGCGTCCAGTGCGCCCACGTCCTCCGGCGCGGTGTTGATCAGCGCCAGCCACGGAGCCATCTGGTTCTTTCCGAAGATGGCGGAGGCTGCGGCGATCTGTTCGGACTCTGACAGCTTGGAGAAAGCGTCGTGCAGCTCCCGCTGGACCGTGACGGAATCCTTCATGGATCCGTCCGCGTTGGTGACGGAGATGCCCAGCTCTGCCATCTTCTCGGCGCCATCCTTGGCCGGAGAGACCAGGCGCGCAAGGCCGGTTTTCAGGGAGTTGGCCGCCTTGTCCGCCTCGATGCCGTTGTTGGCCATCACGCCCATGTACAGGGCTGCGTCGTTCACATTGTATCCGGCTGCGGAAAAGATCGGCGCTGCCACGGACATGGCGTGCGACAGGCTGTCCACGTCCAGGGCGGAGTTGTTACATGCTGCCGCAAACACATCGGCATAATGCTCGGCCTCGTCGAAGCTGCCGTGGAAGCCGTTGATGGTGGCCACCAGTCCGCTGGACACGGTGTCCAGGTTGCCGCCCTCGCCGGCGGCGAGGTTCATGGCCGGGGCCAGTGCGGAGGCTGCCTCCTCCGCGTCCAGGCCGGCGCGGGCGAAGTTCAGCGTGGCGGTGGCGGCATCCTTCATGCCGAATGTGGAGTTGGCCGCCGCGTCCTTCATGGCCTTGTTCAGCAGCTGTGCCTGATCCTCGGTGTTGCCCATCGTCTTGTTGGTCAGCTGCATGGTCTTGTCGACCTCTGCGAAGCTCGCCACGCCCGCCGCGCCGACTGCGACCAGCGGCATGGTGACCTTCTGCGTCAGCTGATCGCCGATCCCGGAGATCTTCCTCCCGACCTCCTGCATCTTCTCCGCCGCGACCTTGATCTGCTGCTTGGCCACGGAGCCGAATTCCTTATACTGATTCTTGAGGTCCTGCAGCTTGTTCTCGGTCTCGATGATCTCCCGCTGGAGGCCATCGTACTGATCGGTTGTCATGGCCTCATACTGGGCCTTTTTAAGTTCTCCCAGCCGCGTGGATGTGGATTTAATCTCGGTCTGAAGGTTTCGCTGCTTCTGGCTCAGCAGCTCGGTGTTTCCTGGATTGAACTTGAGCAGCTTGTCGATGTCCTTAAGGTTGCCCTGGGTGGTGCGCAGCTGCTTGTCCACGCCTCTCAGTGCAGTTTGCAGCTTTGTGGTATCGCCGCCGATCTCTATCGTAATGCCCTGAATCCTCTTGCTTGCCACTATCTCACCACCTTATCCAAACGGGCTTTCGTCTTCGTCCGGCAGTAGCGCATAATCGAAATCATCGTTGCCTCGCTCGATCAGCAGGTCGATCACTTCGCCGGTCTCCAAAAAATCCAGGTCGGACAGCTCGAGCCCGACCTGGATCGCTCTCAGCACAAAAACTGAGACGTTCAGCTGCCGCTCTGAGCGGCGTCCTCTTTTTTTTCGCTGGAATGCTGCTTGTTCTGCCTGGCGTACAGCTCGATGATGGGCCCGCTGGGCTCGGCGAAATCGAAGGTGTCGAACAGGTCGATCCAGTCCAGATAATCGTCGATGCTCAGCTGGTTCATCACGCTGCGGTCGCCGTGGGCCTCGGCCATGGATTTCATGACGAAGCCCATCTGCATGGCGAATGTGATGCCCAGGGCGCCGCTCTCCGGGCTGGAGGCCGCCCTGGCCTGCAGCTCAAAGGGATCCTCGTCGAAGATGCGGCGGTAGAAATAGTTGCAGCTGGACACCGCCAGCATCTCCACCTCGCGGCCGCCGATCACAATCTTCTTGCACGCCATGGATTAGCCTCCCTGTCCGGGCGTCTGCGCGGGCGTCTGCCCGGGCGTCTGCGTGGGCGCGGTGGGCAGCTGCACGGCGCTGAACCAGTTGGCGAAGGAGGTCGCGTCGGTCTCGGGCGTGGTCTCGGCGTGGTCGAACCACTTGCCGAAGCTCTCCACCCAGATGCCCATCGAGTTGATGGTGCTGGACTCGGTCTGGGGCTCTTTGCTGCCCTCGTTGGTGGCGCTGCCCACGGTGGGCGCGGTGGCCATGCAGTTGTACATGACATAGCGCCGGCGCTTCTTGTCGTTCATGGTTTCAAACAGCAGCGCGAAGTGGACCTCCTCGGGGTTCATGTCCTCCAGCAGCAGGCCCTTTTCGTCCTGGATGTAGCCGAGCACCTGCTTTTTGAACTCGTCGATGATCCTCGCCATCTCCAGGTCGCCCTGGCGGCTGGTGGGCGCGCTGTTGTAGTAATACACGCCGTCATCGGCGTACCACGGCTCGCCCGCGCCCTGGGGTTCCATGGACAGCGAGCGCGCACCGGGGAAGGTAATCACATCGCCATAGGTGGCGCTGCCGTCATCGGCGATGGTGGCGATGGCGAAGGCCACGCGCTTCAGGCCGAATTTGACTTTGTTTTCATTCTGACCAAGAGCCATTGATCAACACCTCCATAGTGTAGGTCGTCATGTAAAGTCTCTCATCGCTGAGATATGTGCAATCCTTGTCAAAGGGCAGGTCGTTGGCGTTCAGCGCCTCCTCGATGGCCCTTTCGTGCACGAAATCCTTGTTGTCGGCGTACAGCTCGATGGTCAGGCCCTCGATCTGCACATAGTTGCGGTCGTCTGCCGTGAAGGGATCATTGCCGGAATACAAAAAGCAGACGAACGGCGGGGTCTGCGGGCTGTCGAAGTGATCGTAGGCGTTCGGCAAGCCCACCGACGCGATCATGGCGGCGACTTCCTGCGTGGTCATAGCTTTTTAAGCACCTCCTCCGGGAATGTGCGGGCGATCTCCTCGGCCACCGGCTCGATGTGAACATGCGCCGGCGTCGGCGGATAGGTGCGCCCGGTGCCGTTGCGGGTGACGTGGCCATGCTCCAGCAGGTGCGTCAGCGCCGGATGGTTGTTGTAGATGGTGACCTCCGTGCTCACCCTGCCCTTGTATACCTGGTAGGTCCACCCCCTGGCGTATTTGCCGGTGATCTTGCGCTTCTTGACCGGGAAGGTCTCGCGGGTCTTCTTGCGCACCGCGGCCGCGCCTGCCTTGCCCAGCTCGACGGCCACCTGGTCCACGTCGTGCTGCACCTCGGCGGCGTACTCGTTCAGCATCTGTGCGATGGTGCTGTTCAGCTTGTCAATGGCCGTCACCCGTGCCATGGATCACACCTGCCTTTCGCTCCGCGTACAGCTCCAGATCGTCGGTCTGGGGCACGCGGAAGGTCCGATAGATGGCGAAGCGCTGGCCGTTGTACTCGCACTCATCCTCGCCCTCATATTCCGCGTGGAACACCGTGAACCGGTATTCCGGGCGGAAGCCGCGCTGGCCCGCGTCGAAGAACTCGGCGCGGGTCACGCTGTCCACCCTGGCGAAGATTTCCCGCGGCGTCTCCGCGCCCTCGCGCCATACGCCGTCGGCGTCCTGGGTGCGGGCGTGGGAGATCAGCTTGATCGTTGTGTCAGTCATCGCTGCTCGCCGCCTTTTCACGGAATACCCGGTTGTTCAGCGCCCTGCGCAGCATTTGGGGCATCCCCTCCATGCTGTCGCGCCGCCGCCACATCCACGCGGCATACATCACCACCAGCTGGGCGTCCTCCGGCTTGGACGGATCCAGCGAGGCTGCGCCCTCGTTGGTGATGTAGTTCACGGCGGAGGTGATGTACTGGGTCAGCCGCTCGTCATACGCCTCGGAGGACATGATGCCCAGATCCGTCTTGAGCATGGTTAAAAGCGTCTGCATGTAGTCCATTTACATCACCTCCAAAGTGGATTAACCCGCGTTCGCGGTGTCGGTGGCGAAGGTCATGGTGGCGTTGGGCGTCGCGCCGTTGATGCCGATGGCGGCGAACGCCTCGGCGATGGCAGGCGCGCCGTCATAACGCGCGGTGCCCTTGAAGACCGTCTGGTCCTGCAAGAAGCGCACGTGCTCGGAGGACGCGAACTTCGTGCCGGCGCGCTCGGCCAGGACGTACAGGTCGAAGTAACCGGCGATGATGACGTTGTCCGGAATGAAGGACAGCACCTCGATGTCGCCGCCCACCACGGGCATGACGCCGCCCACGCCGGTGGCAATCGCGCCCGCCGCGTTGATGGACAGGGCCTCGGCGGTCAGCTTGGTGTAGGTGGCCTCGTTCATGATCCAGACCTTCGTGCCGCGGCTGTACTTGCCCTTCATCGCGCCGGAGGCGGTGACGATGGACTGGAACAGCTTCACGCCGGTGCTGTTCGCGGCGGTGATGGAGATCACGTTGGAGGTGTGGAGATCAGCCCAGGGGCGCGCGGTGGCCGGATAGCCGGAGGGCGCCTCGGTCTGCACCAGGCGGGAGACGATGCCCTGGGGCATCTTCATGGTGGTGCTGGCGTTGCGGCCATACAGGATGGCCTTGTCCAGCGCCAGGCCGATGGCCTGGCCCAGCGCGGTCAGCACCTCGGCGGCCAGGTTGATGTCGCTGTCCTCGATGTTGGCGTTGCACAGGGCGAAGTAGCCGCCGACCTTGTAGCAGTCCATCTCCAGGTCGTTGAAGCCCAGGGCCAGCTCGTTCAGGTTGGCACAGCAGTCGGTCCAGATGGCCTCGGGGATGGTGCCCATGATCAGCTGGCGGGCGTCGCCGTTGACGGGCCGGACGGTGACATGCCTGTACAGCTTGCTGTAGTCGGTGATGTTCTCGCGCAGCAGCCCAAGCATGACCTCCGGGATGGTCAGGCCAACGTTTGTGATGGCGCGCTTTTCCTTGATGGCGGTGCGGATCTCGCCCAGGTAGTTCACGACGTCCTCGCGGGTGACGATGGTCGCCACGCGGTCGCGCAGGGTCATGCCGGGCACATTGGTGCGGGTGTTCATGGTTTCATTCCTCCGTTCATTATTCTCCGCAGGCGTCTGCGGGTTGTCGCCCTCAGCGGGCGGTTCGGTGTTCTGCTTCTGCTCCTCGGCGGACAGGTCGTTTTCCAGACCCTCGATCTCCCTCTGGAGATTGTCGATGGCCTGCTCGTTCTCATCCCGTTCAGTTTCGAACTCGGCGACCATGCCCTCCACCGCTGTACGCTGTTCCTCGGTCTCCACCTCTTCGATGGCCTTGGCCAGCTCGGCCTCCTTGGCCTCGTGGGCGGTGCGCTTCTCCAGCAGCCCGTTCAGCTGCTTGCGCTTCTGGTCAATCTGCTTCTTCAGCAGCAGCGCTTTGAGTGCCATGCTTTAACCTCTCTTTCATGTCGTTCTTCCACACGTCCAGCCGCCGGGCTTCCATTGCGTCCCGCTGGGCCGTGCGCGCGGAGATGTTCGTGGCCTCATAGGCCGGGAATGTACACGCGGACACCTCGTACAGGTTTACATCGGTGATGGTCCAGTGGACGGAACCGTCTTCTCGGAAATCGGTTTCCTCGCTGACGATCTCGAAGCCGAAGGAGCACTGGTCCACGTCGCCACGCTTGACGCGCTCGTACAGGTTCATGGCATCGCCATCTTTCGGATTGATGGCGATGTCTCCCCAGAGTCCGCGCGTGTCCTCTTTGAGCTCCAGCGTTCCCGCCTTCGTCCTTCCGAGGACCAGCGTCGTGTCGTGATTGACCAGTGCCCGGACGTCACCGCCTGGCAGTGTCCGGGAAAAAGCACCAGGCGCGATGCTTTCGCTCATGCCGGGTGCGATTTCATAATTTGAATTGAAGACGGCGAAATATCCAGTGATGTGATGCTGGTCGCCATCCTCCCGCGTGGCGAACTCAGTCGCCACGGTGCGAATCTGCCTCTGTTTTCGCTCCATTTTCCTTCCTCCTCAGCGGGCATCGTTCGGCGCTGGGCGTCAGCGCCCACCAGCCCTTGCAGGTCTTAAAATATACATTGCCGCACAGATCGTTTGCGGCATCGCAGAATATCCTCATCCCGCTGATGTATCGCGCGTGCGGGCAGGTGAGCCTCGGCGTCATGTGTTGCCCACCAGCTTCTTCTGCTGCCCGGCCATGTCAGACGGAATATAGTTTTCCAAAACTCGGTATTCCGTGAGCCCGGCGGGCGGCAGGTGCATCCTGTCGCGCCATTCGTCGCCGTTGACAAATCCGCGGTCCGAACCTGCCAGCAGGACGTCGGACACGGATTTGAGATCGTAGTCGATCAGGCTCCAGTAGTTGAACTGCAGATACCACTTCGGCGACGTGATCAGCACCCGGGTCATCTCCTGGGCGATGTTCTGGGCGATGGTTTTTATCCGGGTCTGGATGAAGCTGTTGTACTCGTCCCGCTTGAACTCGCCCACGCCCAGCAGGAATGCGGGCACGCCCACCACCGCGGCGACGGTCTTCTTGTCCAGCTCCACGGTGTCCTTGATGGCCAGATCCGCAAGCGTCAGCGGCTTGACCTGCTGCACATCCATCTGGTCCAGCGGGATCAGCCACGGCTCCCCCGCCCTCGCGGTCCTGATGTACTTGTCCAGGAAGTTGGATCGCTGCTGCGGGTCGCTGAACAGGTCATCATTGGATGCCGCCCGGATGATCACCGAGGGCTTCCACTCGGTGGCCATGTAGGCGTTCTCCGTCTTCTGCGCCTGCTTCAGGTTGTTGGCAATGTCCTTCAGGGTCACCGTCACGCCCTGGCCCTGCCACAGATAAAGCGGGTTGGGGTTGTAGGTGATGTGCATGAGGTCATCCGGGTTTTTCGGCTTGCCGTCGATCAGCACGCGGTATTTCCGGTAGCTGTCGCCCACCGGCATGAGCTGCACCCGGCTGGCGGCGATGGGCTCCAGGCTCATGAGGATGCCGCCATGGGTGTGCGGTACCACGATGGAGTTGCCCTTGCCGTACAGCAGCAGATTCATCACGATGGCCGTCATCCACTGCGAGCGCGTCATGTTGCAGTTCGGCGTGATGTCGATCATCCTGCTGAGCTCATTGACGATGCGGATGTCGCCGTCGTCCGTGTTGCTCATCAGGTAGATGGTCATGCTGCCGATCAGCTCCGCGATGCGGAGACACGCGGTCTGTATCTCGGGATTATCGGACAGGCGGGTGTAGCCGGGCGCGCATAAATCGCCATCAGACAGCCACAGCGCCACCGACGACTTCTGAACCGCCGGGTTGTCCGCCCGGATCCTGGTCTTCTTGCGCTTGCTCAATTTTCATCACCTCTCACCATGTCCACTGCTTTTTCTTCTTCTGGGTTTCTTCGAGCATACGGATGCATGCAAAAACCGAAGCATCGAACAGGTCAATTCGATGCTCCGGTTGGGTTTTGTCGTATTGTATCAGGTCGTCCGCCTTCTCGATGGCCTTGACGTTGGCCACGCAATACTCGTATGCCTCCGAGTGGAGGTAATACAGATTGCCATCCTTGGCGGCCTTCTCGATGTGGCGGAATCCCTTGGATTTGAGGATGTACAGCTGCGGCTGGTCCACGATTGAGAACCCCGCGCGCTGCATCAGTGGGATGTACTCCTCGCCGGCGAACTTCCGGTCGTGGCCCACGGCCTTGATCCTGAAGCCCTTGGCGCGCATGGCCACAAACCACTGCACGATGTCGCCATAGTTGACGGTCGGCGAGTTGCACATGGTCAGCCATCCGTCGTCCTTCCAACCGAAGAGCGGGATCCCGTCCTCCTCGGCCTTGCGCGCCGCCTCCGGCAGCGGGAAGAATGCGTGTGTGATGCAGATGTCCACGCCGTTATACTGGCCATACAGCGCCGCGGCGGTCAGATCGTGCACGCGGGAGAGATCCGCGCCGCCGTACCAGTCGATGGGCAGCTTCGCCAGCTCCTCCAGCGTCCAGCTGTGCGCGGCATCTGAGCGCTTGAACTCCGTAATGTCGAAATAGGCGTTCATGGCCGTTGTGTAGACGTTCAGGCTCCGGCTCAGGAAGTCCTTGCGCTGCTGCGGGTCGTTCTGGGCCTGCAGTGCCTCCTGCATCATGTCCGATGGGCGGATGGTGATGCCGAAGGATGGGTTCGCCTTGCGGTGCTGCACCGGGTCGGTGTAATCCACATTGCCCTTCTCGTCCTGGTCGGCACGGGCGATGAACACGAACAGGCTGTCGTCCTTGACCTCGCCGTTCACCACCTTCACGCCGTACTGCAGGCGGCGGTAGCAAAAGCTGTTGATGTTGTCGCCGGCGGTGGTGATGCCGATCATCAGCTTGTTGGTGTAGGCCTTGCCCGCCTCCTTGAAGCGGTTGTACTGCGAGGCGCGCTTCATCGCCTGAATCTCGTCGGCGATGGTATAGGGCGCATTGAAGGAATCCTGCGCGTCCGGGTTGGAGGCCAGCGCCTCAATGTGTATGAATCCGCACGGGTTGCCGTCCTCGTCATAGAATTCATAGCGGAGACTGTGCTCGGCGTTGTTGTTGCGCACCCGCCACTCGTCCACCATGCCGCGGTATCTGAGGGTGTACAGGATGTCCTCGAAGCTCTCGCAGGCCTGTTTGAGGGATGCGGCCACGATGTAGATCTTCGCGCCGCTTCGTCGCTCCAGCAGCCCGATTCCGAAGGCCAGCGCCGCCGCGAACAGCGTCTTCCCGTTTTTCCGGGGGATGTATATAAACGCCTCTTTGTACCGACGCTCCCTGCGGCCCTTATAGTAAAACCCCAGCAGGTTGTATATGCAAAACACCTGCCAGGGTATGAGGATAAAAGGTGTGTTGGTCAGCGGCGTGCCGTCCAGGGCCTGGCCCTGCTTGTGGACCATGATCCGCTCCACGATGTTGCAGACGAAGTCCGCGTCCTTCGTGCGCAGGGTCAGATCCGGGCGCTCCAGATCCTCCAGAAATCGCCTGGCAGCGGCCACGACCTCGGCGCCGACGACGATCTCACCGGCCACGGCTGCGCGGGCGTATGCCACGGCGACCTTCTTGAATCGCTTTACCCGCTTAGCCAAATCCGCTCAACGCCTTCTCCATCGCGGATACTTTTTTCTGCTTCATGGCCTTCTCGTCGATGCGCTTCAGGCCCGCCGGTGTCAGGCCGAGGTCGCGCCAGTATGCCAGCGCGTCCCGGTTGAGATCGTTGATCAGGCGCAGGATCGGATTCTGCACCGTGTTCGTGGCTCCTGCTTTGTTGGTATGCTCTACCAGCACCTCGGACCCATTGAGCACAAACAGATCTTCCGCTTCGTCCCGGCGTTCCAGTATGGAGGCCAGCGTGGAGATCACATTGTCAAACCACGGGCGATACGTGCCCGCCTGTTCGCAGTTGATCCTGATGATGTTAATCCATCCCAAACGGTCCACACATTCGCCCCCTTTCTTTGCTCTGTGACCCCCTTTTCCAAAAACCTCACCCATTTGGAAAAGGC